CTATCGTAAGAACACAAGCTGAATTCGAAGAAAAATTCGGAAAAGTTGATGGAACATATTATACGGAGTATGCAGTACAAAATTATTTAAGAGAAGCTGGACAAGCTACCATCGTAAGAGTTGGTGGTATTGGTGGCTATACTCAAACAAACGGTATCGCTATCGTTGCATCCGGTTCTATTAATGGTAGAAAAATAGTAGGAACACTATATTCAACATCTAATGGAGATGCTGCAGTTGGATTTGTAGGACCAACATTGGTATCAAGTCTAACAACATCTGGTTCATTTACTATAAGTGGTATAACTGGTTCTGGTACTAATGGTAATGTATCGGCATCGATTTTACCATCTGCTACAAATGATATAGCTGATGTGTTTGGAGAATCCGCATTCGGAGCTAAAAAAGCTTATAGCTATATGTTCTTTGAAAATATGGCGGCTACTTATACTGGTTCTGTTTATAACGCAACAATAGTAGAAGGTATTTCATTACCACCACAAATTTACGGAAATGCAGCACAAGCTGAAACTCCAATGGTTGATTCTCAATTGATTTCTGGTGAAAGATATGACCTTTTCAAATTTGTAACAATCGGTGATGGTACTGCATATAACACTAAATTCAAAGTTGCTATCTCTAATGTTAAAGCAGCTGGTGAAGATGGTGCAACTGACTATTCTACATTTACTGTAACTATCAGACGATTTGATGATACTGATAAGAGAAAAGTTGTATTAGAAACATTTGCTAATGTAAACTTAGACCCATCATCAACTAACTACATTGGTAGAAGAATTGGTGATAGATATTATACAACTGATGATAGTGGTAAAATTACTGAATTTGGTGATTGGGCAAACCAATCAAAATATGTAAGAGTTGAAGTAGCAGCAGCTGGTTCATACCCAATATCAGCAGCACCATTTGGACATGAGGCTTATACAAATCCAATAAAAACAAACAATACAAACGAAGATTCATATGTACCTCCTGTTGTTTACTCAACAGCTGGAGCTAGTAACACAGCATCATCTCCAATTTATTATAGTGGATTTGATTTTGAAACAGCTGGTGTATCGGATGATAACAAAATGTATTTGAAACCAATTCCTGCTGGTGCACTTAACGGAGCTAACGTAGCATTTGCATTTGATTCACAATTATCATATGTAATGACTGGTTCTAATTCTACGGATATGGCTAAGAGACAATTTATCTTAGGATTCCAATATGGATTTGATGGTAACGCACCTACTGTTAAAATTAACTTAGGAACTGATATGACTCAAGCAAACTCACAAGGTTTGAACTTAGCAACTTCAATATCAAATGGTACTTTAGGATATACAAAAGCAATCAACGCTATTTCTAACGCTGATGAGTATGATATCAATATGGTTGTAACACCAGGTATTATTAGAGAATTACACCCTGCAGTTACTACAAAGGTAATTGATATGGTTGAAGATAGACAAGATTGTTTCTACATAGCAGACTTTAATAGAGTGGGTGCATCAATTGCAGAAGCTACTGCACAATCAAATTCAGTAGATTCAAACTATGTAGCAACTTATTATCCTTGGGTTAAAACTTTGGATACTAATACTAACAAAATTCTTTCAGTTCCACCATCAGTATTGATGCCGGCTGTATTCGCTGCAAACGATAGATTAGCAGCAGAATGGTTCGCACCTGCTGGTTTGAATAGAGGTGGTATCACTGGAGCAATTAGTGTTCTAAATAGATTAACACATGCTGAAAGAGATACTCTTTATGAGAACAAAGTAAACCCAATCGCTTCATTCCCTGGACAAGGTATTGTAGCATTCGGACAGAAGACATTGCAAGATAAGGCATCCGCTTTAGATAGAATCAATGTTAGAAGATTACTTATCGTTCTTAAGAAGTTTATCGCTTCAACATCTCGTTACTTAGTGTTCGAACAAAACACAGCAACTACTAGAGCTAGATTCTTAAACACTGTGAACCCTTATTTAGAGGCAGTTCAACAAAGACAAGGTTTATACGCATTCAAAGTGGTGATGGATGAATCCAACAACACACCGGATGTAATTGATAGAAACATATTAGCAGGACAGATTTTCTTACAACCGGCAAAGACAGCGGAATTTATCGTAATAGATTTCAACATCTTACCAACTGGAGCAAGTTTCTCAGCATAATATGGAAAAGCAAAAAGTAGATATTTATTAATATAAAAAAGCAACAATAAAATGGCAGAAATATTAGAGTTTGACAAGATGTTCTATACGAACTTCGAACCTAAGATGAAGAACCGCTATGTAATGGAAATTGACGGTATTCAATCTTACTTAGTTAAAGCGGCAGCAAGACCTTCAATTCAATTTGAAGTAATAACTTTAGACCACATCAACGTAAAAAGAAAGTTGAAAGGTAAAGGTGAATGGCAAGATATAACAATTACATTGTTTGACCCAATTGTACCATCTGGTGCACAATCGGTGATGGAATGGGTTCGTTTATCACATGAATCTATTACTGGTAGAGATGGCTACGCTGATTTCTATAAGAAAGATATCGATTTCTATATGTTAGGTCCTGTTGGTGATAAGATTGAGCAGTGGAAATTAAAAGGTGCATTCATCTCACAAGCAAATTTTGGTGATGTTGCATTTGATTCTAACGAACCAGCAACAATCGAATTGACATTGGCTTACGATTACGCAATTCTTGAATTCTAATATTCAATTAAAATAAAAAATAAAAGGGATACTCAAAAGGTATCCCTTTTTTATTTCAATTTTTTGAAATCTATGTATTTATATATACAAACTTAAAAATATTAATGTTATGGCAGAAATTGCAAATACGGAACACATAGAAACTCCAAAAGTATCTAATGTACCACCACCAAGACAATTCGATTTTCCAACGGAAACAATTGAATTACCTTCACAAGGATTAGTTTATCCAGAAGGACACCCATTAAGAAAGGGTACTATTCAACTAAAATATATGACAGCTAAAGAGGAAGATATCCTAGCATCACAAAATCTTATTAAAAAAGGTATTGTTTTGGATAGATTATTTGAATCAGTTGTTGTTGAACCGGGATTGAATATTGATGATGTATATATCGGTGATAAAAATGCTATTTTATTAGCAACTCGTATTTTAGGATATGGAGCTGATTATGAGGTAGAAGTAAATGACCCATTTAGTGGAGAAAGACAGCAAGTGGTAATTGATTTATCGGCAATAAAAACAAAAGATTTGGATTTCGATAAACTAAATTCTAATAATTTATACGAATTCACATTACCTTCAAATGGAAAAGTAATTCAATTCAGATTATTAACACATAAAGATGAAGTTGAAATTACAAAAGAAGTTCAGGCATTAGAAAGATTGAATAAAAATTCATCTTTGGCATCGGATGTAACTACTCGTTTTAGATATATGATTATATCTGTCGATGGTAATTCAGATAGAGGATTTGTTAATAGATGGATTCAAAATTCATTTTTAGCAAAAGATACAAAATCTTTTAGAGCATATATAAAAGAAATTTCACCAGATATGGATATGAGATATGTATTTGTATCTGATATTACAGGCGAATCGGAGGCGCTAGATATCCCGTTTGGGATTAACTTTTTTTACCCTTCCAACTGATTATAGAATTCAACTACATACCCAAATTTGGGAAATGGTTCAATTTAGTAATGGGTTTACTTGGTATGAAGTTTATTCGATGCCACTTTATCTTAGAAGATTCTACTTCCAAAAGTTAGTAGACCTTAAGAAAAAAGAAGCTGAGGAGAATAAGAAAATACAATCTAAAATGAAATCACCAAGAGTGAGGATGCGTTAATCCTCACTTTTTTATTATCCAATATTTATACAATATAAAGAAACAAACTATGTCAACAAATAAAAAACCAATCAAAGAAGGATTATTTGATGCTGCAGATAGATTTGTAGCTAATTTCTTTGATAATTTAAGTAAAGGCGCAGCTGATACTATCATAAAAAAAGCTGAAAAAGCAAAACTTCCAAAAGAAGTATTAGATGATATGAAAGAGTTGGAAAATATGACGAATGAATTGCGTAAAAAGCTAAATAAACTTAATAAAAGTTATTAATAAATTAAATTAGATGGCATCAAGCGGAGGCAAATCAGGAGTAGTCGGAACACCAGTTAATATTGGTAATCCAGATGAACTAAGAGCAGCTAGAGAGAAGTATAATCAACTCTTGGAAAAAGGTACTGCTCTTACTGCTCAAGAAAGAGCAGATATGAAAGAACTCTCCAAGGGTATTGATGCAACTGAAAAAGCTGTTAGACGAAGAAATAGTGCACAACGAGAAGGGCTTCAATTAGCTAAAGATACTAAAGTTGCATTTGGTGATATGCTTAGCGGAATTGAATCCATAAGCAAAATATATTCAAAATTAACAACAGCTCAAACAGAATCACTTACAAAATCAAAAGATACTTTATCAACCATAATTTCAAGTGGCAATGCAACCGCTGAAGAAGCGGAAATTATGAATGCTAGGGTTGGTGATGTTGGTAGATTGACAAGTTTACAACAAAAATTAGCAGAAAGTGGACCAGAAGATGTCCAAGCACAAACAGCTATAAGAGACCAATATGCAGCACAAACTCAACAAATTATAAACAAAATTCAATTTGATAGAGAAATGGGTTTGCTAACGGATATGCAAGCTAACGCTATGCTTGAGATGGTAGAAGCTCAAAAAGCAAATTATGAAATAGCAGTAAAACATTCACAAATAAGTGCAGAAGAAAAAGAATTAGTACAGTCACAACTTAATGCTTATAAAGGTATTGAAAAAAGTATAAGAGGTGCATTGGCAACTGCTAAACTTTTGTTTAGTGGATGGCGTGGATTTGTTGGTACATCATTATTAGCAGCAGGAGCAGCAGTACAAAAATTAGGTGAGACTGTAAGAGCTATGGGTGGTTATATGGGAGGCGTTACTTTCTCAACAACCGCATTAGGATTCGTGTTCAAAGATGCTCAAGCAACAGCTGAAGGGTTGAATGCTGAATTGGGTGGTATGAAAGATGTAACTTTCCAAACTCAATTGAATACTAATTTAATGGCTACTAATATGGGTATTAGTGGTCAGGAAGCAGCAGCATTAACTGGAAACTTTGCAAGATTAAATGATAACTCCACATCGATTGCGGCTGATATGGCTGAAAGTACAAAGCAGTTAGCAAAATCAAAAGGAGTAATGCCATCAGCTGTAATGAAAGATGTTGCTAAATCAACTGAAGCATTTGCGTTATATGGTAAAGATGGTGGAAAGAATATTGCAGAAGCCGCAGTAGCAGCAGCTAGATTGGGTGTTAGCATGAGTTCATTAACCAAAGTAACCGACCACTTATTAGATTTCGAATCATCTATAACCGATGAATTGGAATTAGGTGCAATGCTTGGTAGAAATATAAATTTGAACAAAGCTAGACAATTAGCATATGAAGGTAAAATTGGAGCATCAGTAAAAGAAGCCCTTGCTCAAATGGGTGGAGTTGACGCATACAATAAAATGGATATCTTCCAAAAACGTCAAGCAGCTAAAGCATTGGGATTATCCGCTGAAGAGCTTGACAAAATGGTTAAGAATCAGGATAAACTTAATGATGATGGTTCTATACAACTTTCAACATTTGATAGTTGGTCTCAATCATTAACAGCATTTGCATCAGGTCCATTGGGTAGTGTACTTAAAGGAATGGGTAGTATGGTTTTAGCCGGCGCTCAGTTTGGAGGTTCTCTTGCTCAAATGGGTTTTAATATAGGTGGTATGGTTAAGGGTACATTCCAAATGCTTGGTAACTTTGCTAAAATGGCAGCAACTAAGGTAGCTGGTTTGTTTGGTAAAAAATTATCATTTGGAACGGATAAAAAACCTGAATTGCCATCAACTGATAGTGTAGCTGATGGTTCTGACAAAATGTCAAAAGGAAAAGCGGGTATTGGTGATAAGTTAAAAGACCTTGCTAAGGGATTAAAGGCAATGGGTGATGGTAAAGTATTATTTGGAGCATTGAACTTAATACCAACAGGTTTAGGATTTTTAGGAATGATACCTGGTTTACCAACATTATTTGTATTATCTAAAATGGATGTTAGTGGAGTTGGTAAAGGTTTAGGTGAATTAGCAAAGGGCTTAAAGAAAATGGGCGATGGTAAAGTTCTATTCGGTGCATTATCACTATCATTGGCAGGTCTTGCATTTGCAGTTATGACAGTGGGTGCTATTGGTATGGCCGCTGTTGCATTTTTAGGAATCCCAACCGGTCTTGCTTTAACTGCATTAGGTAAAGGATTCAAATCATTTGGAGATAATGCATTAAAAGGAGTATTGGTATTTGGTTTACTTGCTGGTGTAATTGGATTATCGGCATTAGCATTTCAACAATTTGCTGGAGTTGATTGGGCATCTGTAATATATGGTGGTATTGCTTTAGCAGCATTTGCATTAGGTGCATTTGTAATTAGTAAAATAGCAAATGATATAATAAAAGGTTCGATAGCAATAGCAATATTAGGAATTGCGTTGATACCATTTACCTATGCTATGAGTTTATTAGCAGGATTAAGTATGGAATCAGTTGCAGCAGCTGCATTGGGATTGGTATTATTTGCTGGAGCTGTATTTGCATTGGGAGCAATAATGTTTAGTGGTGTTGGTGCATTGGTATTTGGTGCTGGTATATTAGCATTGATTGCATTGGGTGGTGCATTAATAGTATTAGGTACAGGTATTGGTATATTAGCTAGTGGTATGGGGGCATTGGGTAATGTAATTGGACCAATAGCAGAAAGTATTTCTATGATTATGACATCATTGGGTGGTATACTTGGAATGATAGGACCTATTGCACTTTTATCAACAGCATTATTTGGATTAGGAGCATCTATGATATTCTTAGGTACTGCTGGATTAATTGCTTTACCCGGAATTGCAGCATTGGCATCTATTAAAGAAATAACAGTTGGATTAGCTAGTATTCTTGGTATTGGTGGTGGAGCTGACGCTGAATCAAAAGATGCTAAAATGGATGAATTGATTTCGGAAATAAAAGGATTAAGAGATGACTTGAAAGCAGGTAAAATAGCAGTTCATATGGATGGTGTTAAAGTTACTTCAAGCGTATCAAGAGTTGTAGACAAATTATCAGGTAACTCATATAAACATAGTTAATGGGAAAGTCATTAAAAGAATTATTTCAAACTAAAGTTTTAGAAAGCGGACAGACTGCAGCTAAGCAATACGATATTCGTGATAGTAAAGACATTCTTATTACGCCTGGTAATAGTTTGTTAGGATTGCCATTTAAGGCAGCAAATGTATTAAGACGAAGATTTGGTGCTAGGTTATCGGAATCGTTTTTTGAAGAAGAAGCAACAGGACTTAGAATTATAAATAAATTATCAGCACCAATAATATATGGTACTGATGTTTTTAGATTAAGTACTCAATCAACCGATATGGTTACTACTATGAAAGGTGGTACTGGTACAACTGCCGGTGATAGAGGGATTGTTGGTAATTTAATAAATAAAGGTAAAACCGCTGGATTAAAATTAGCATCTAAATTAGGTATTGCATTTCCCGAAACAATGATACCAACAAAGATAGCATTGAATCAAAAATTCAAATCAGGTAAAGAACCAAATACAATGGTTACTTTAGCAGAAATAAAGAAAGATGCAGCTGGTACATTAGTAGGTAAGTTTTTAGCAAAGAACGCAACAGGTACACCTAAGCAAATATTAAATGGAGTTATTGGTGGAGGGATTGGATTAGCTAAAAATGCAGTTCGTAAAAAATTATTTGGAGGTAGAACGGAAGGACAACAATTATACGCAAAAAAATCATCATCTGAAATTCAATACGATAGTCAGGCATTCTATTCAACTACAGTAGATAAATCAAATAATGATATAGTTGGTAGAAATGATTTATCATCAATATTATTAGCTAGAGGTACAAATACAACAAGTGTAGAAAAGCCAATAAGTTCTACCGCTGGAAGTTCAACAAATAGTATAAACGCATCAAACAATCCATTTGCTAAATTAGGTGATAAGGTAGCTGATATTAAAAAAGATAATGAGAAAAACTTATCACAAGCCAAAAAAGTAGGACAACAAGAAATATCAGCTGGGAAATCAGTTGGTGATACGAAAAGTGGAGGTACACCTACTGCAGCTGATTCTGTAATCCGATATTCAGATACCGTTGATGAAGCATCCGAAGATGTAGCATTGAGAAATGATTTATCAAGTATGTTAGATAAATTGAATGGATTATCTACATCAAATATACAATCAAATTCCAATCAATTAGGAAAAACAGCTCCTGAAAAACCATCCACACCAAGTGGAGCTGGTACTAAGCCAGATGGTTCTTTCCAAACTCCTAAACCAGACCCTACCCAATTAGCAAAAAGTAGAAAGCAAGGTCAGATAGAAGTGGGTGTAAAGATAAAACAGGCTAAAGATAATCCTGTATTAAAATATGACCCAAATATACCAACAACTGCATATTCTAATACTGTTGATGAATTAGCTGATGATGTAAATTTGAGAAATGATTTATCTACTAGATTAACACAATTGGTAGGAACTACGTCTGAAAATTCAAATGCAAATCCTGCTAGTAAACCACAAATAACACAAAATAGTAAATCACAATTCCCATCAACAAATAATTTAGGTTCTGTTGGTAAGGGTGGTAAAAATTTGTTTACTAATTTGGTTAAAGATAACGTTTCTCCAAAAGGACTGCCAGATTCGGTTTCTTCTGTAAAAAAACCACGTCCATCTGAATTGATAGGTGGTAGGAAAGAAGGACAACAGGTGTTGGGAAAAAAACAACAAATATCAGCTGAATCAGACCCTATATTAAAAAATGACCCAAATATACCATCAACTGCATATTCGAATACGGTAGATGAAACTACAACCGATATTAACACAAGAAATGATTTATCATCGGTTTTAGCAGCAACTCAAGCGGGAGCTGGTGTTTCTAAACCAGACCCTAAGAATGTTATTGGTATCAGAAATAAAGGAATTCCAATAACACAAGAAATTAGAGCATATAGTAATTTAAGAAGTAGAGGTAACGATAGTGAGTTAGCTAAAATATTAACCAAAACACAAACAAATCCAGCGGCAAATCCAAGAGTATCGGCTGAATTAAATCAAGTGGGAGCTGGTAATGGTGGAGTACCTACAAAAGAAGATACGGATAAATTCAAATTTCCTAAAAAAGACCAAGAATCTAAAAATGGAACTTCATCAAATAATGGTGATTATATAAATAAACAAAAGCCAGGTGTAAAAAAAGATGCATCTGGAAAGGATATACAATCTTATGATTTTATTCCATTAGTAATTGCATCATTGACTAACGCTGAAAATAGTGTTATGTTTAGAGGTACTATAACAGGACTTACTGAAACATTTTCTCCAAGTTGGGATAGTCAGAGATTTATAGGTTCTCCATTTAGTTATTATATATACCAAAGTGTAGAACGTAATGTAACATTTAATTTTAGAGTATGGTCTCAAAATCCAGAAGAACACATTGCGGCTTGGGATAAGTTAGGTGTATTAGCAAAAATGGTATATCCACAAGGATATCCTGCAAATGGAGCTGTGACACCACCATTGGTAAGTTTAACATTGGGTGATTTATATAAAACAAAAGAATCTTTTATAGAATCATTATCATATACCATCGATGATAATTCTCCTTGGGAAATTGGTACGGATGTTAGTGGATATAAAGCTCCAAAAGTAATTGATGTAGCTATAACGTTTAAGTTTTTACAAAGTAAAGGTAGTACATCAAGTATGTATGGCTTTAGTGGTGGTGTTAGTGAAAATGGTAAGGGTGGTGTTGGTAAATCAACTCAAACTGGTAAAAATGGTTCTAAGTCATTAGATAAAACTGATAAAAAGAAACAAACGCAAAGTGCAAATCCAAAAGGTAAAACAATAAAACCAGAAAAGGCAAAAGCAAAAGCTAAATAAAATATAAATTAAAATGAATTTCAGTAGTAGATATTATGATGCAAAATTAAAAAAATCAGTTGATGGTAGAGAGGTTTACTCAAGCAGAGTATATCCAAATATTCCATTACGAGATGATGATATATATGTTGCTACGGAATTAGGCGATAGACTGGATACTCTTGCTAACTATTTTTATAACGATTCTACATTATGGTGGATAATAGCATCTGCAAATAATTTACATACGGCAGTATTTGCATTAAAAGAAGGAACAATTTTACGAATACCAACTAATTATATTCAGATATTGGATAACTTCAAAAAATAAAGTTTATGGCATTTCCTAATTTTTCTAATATACATGGGTATGTTGCTCAAACTCTAACTTCACGAAAGAATAACCCATTGGTTATATCTGGATTGAATTGTTGGGTAAAGCTTGCATCTGGTGTAGGTGATGGGCTTATATTATATTCAAATCCTGATTATGGATTATTTCAAGCATCTGGAGATAGTGGAGCTGGTACGGTTTATGGAAATAAATCGCAAGCCGGAACTATTGGTATAACATGGGGTGGGGCGGCTGTAGCTAGTCCTGATGGTGCTGGTAGACCTTCTCCTATTGTAACTAATATGGAGTGTGATGAGGGGGCTGGTAATATATCAAGAAAATTAAATTTTACTATTCGTTGTTTTACATTAGGTCAGTTAGATTTAATAATGCAACATTTTTTAGAACCCGGTTTTACTGTTTTTGCTGAATGGGGATGGAATACAGCAGAAGGAGTATCAGCAAAAAGTACTTTATCTGCGGCAAGTGTTGGTGCATATCAAGATATGAAAACTACTGAAAAGAGAAGGTCAAGTACAAATGGATTATCTGATGTATATTTGGGATTTATAACAGGTGGGTCTATAAGTACAAGTGATACTTATTGGGATGTAAATGTTAAATGTACGGGTTTTACCGAATTACCTACATATTTTATGGCTGCCGATAACACACTAACTGCAGCGGATAAAGCAAATAGTAAAAACGATAATCCACCTGCCGGACTTGAATATAATGTTAGTGGTATATTTTCTTTTATAGATTTAACAACTTTGGATTATAGAAGATGGCAATTTGCATTTAATGAGTTACCATCAAATAGAAGAACTGGTATTGTAAAAACTTTTGGTGAAAAATTTTTGAAAAACGCTGCATTTTATATAAATTTTGATAGTGAAGTTACGGAAAATATAAATTCAGAAACAGAAGGAAGCTTTTGGAGTGGGATATTTGGAGATGGTAAATCATCAGTTGTAGTTGCAGGTGATGAGGGTACACAAAAAGTTGATATGCCAGAAGGAACAAAACTTGCTAGTGAAGAAAAATTTATTAAATTTGGTGTAATAGTTGATATTATGAATACTGTAGCTGCCAAAGGATATGTAGTTGGTGGGAAGATTGTAAAATTTAAGATTAATACAGCAAATACAGTATGTTCTGCGTTCCCAAAAATATTTAGTACTGATAAATCAAAATTATTTATTCCAAATGAAAAAACACCAGCACCTGATTTTTCCGTAGTTGCTAAATCTGGTACTGTTAAAGATTTTAGTGGTACTACTGATAACACTGTAAAATTTGGTAAATCTGAAATTAGATTCCCATATAAAGGAGCTATATCAAATGGAGCCGCTGGTGGTAGACAAATTGATTATAATTTAGTAGGAAGTAGACCTTTGCAAAAAGCTGAAGGTAGATGGGGATTTCTAAATGACCTTTATGTTAATTTTGCATTTGTAAAAAGTATTATGGAAACAAAAAACTTTTTAATAAAGGATGCATTATATCAGATATTAAATGGAATGTCATCCGCCGCTGGTGGTATGTGGGACTTTCAAATACAAGAAGCTCCAAATGCACAAACTGGAATTACGGAATTGCGAGTAGTTGATATGAATTTGGTATCGGATGGTGAAACTGTTGAAGCTTATGCTTTTAATTTAAGTGGACCGGATTCTATTTTTATAGATGCTGCATTTGATATGGATATTGGTGGTGCTATGATGAATCAAATTATAGCATCTAGAATGAGTGAATCTGTAACTGTTAATACATCATCTCCTGTTATACAAGGTAAATTATTTGCTAAAGGAAAAAGTGATATTGTTCTAAATAAAATAGAGCAGGAAAAACAAACGGGAGAAATTATATCAGGACAAAAAGGAGATGATAAAAACGTAACAGGTGAGGCAGGACAGGAGGCAAGTGATGAGGTAAAAGCGGAAATCGAAAAAAAGTTTGCAACATTTTTTGAAAAAGTTTGTTTAGTTCCAAAAGTAGATGTATTAGCTAAAGATGCAAAATGGGAAGATAAGGTATATGATAAAAACTATTTGGCTGCATACAATGACCAAGTTGTTTTTGAAAATTTGAAAGTTGGACAGGAAATAATAGATATTGAGGGTGGTAAATCCACATCTATTTTACTTCCAATTAAATTTAAGTTTACGGTACATGGTGTAAGTGGGTTTAGACGTGGTGATAAATTTAGAATTATAGGAATTCCTGATAGTTATTCTACTGGTGGATTCTTTCAAATATTATCTGTTAAGCATATTATAGATGGTATGGTTTGGAAAACTGAAATTGAGGGTGGCTTTAGGCAAATGTATAATGCAGCTAAATAATAATTTATTATGGATTTGAAACGATACAAACGAATTGTAAAATTACCAAGAGATTTTTCATTAAGCGAAGTTAATACATTTATACCAAAGCCGGATGATAGTGATTATGAACGTGGTTATATAACAAGGTTTTTTATACAAAGGGTAAATGATAGAAATGGTGTTGTTTATGAAGTTAATTCAAAAAACTTTACAAAGTATTCTATAAATTCATTTTATTTAACAGTAGCATTGAATTGGAAGATTAGTGGTAGTGTTGATGAAATTAAAACAATTAATTCAAAAACAATAAGATATGCAGCTAAAAACTTACCATCTGTAAGTTTGTATTTACCCAATCTTTTACAATTTTCTAAAAATTAATTATACAGTTTTATAGATGATATTATTAAAAACATTATTAAACGAAAGTACAATCAGATACACTCATCCAAACTTTGATAGTGAATGGGAAGAAGCACAGCGTTATCCGGAATTTGTTGAAATGGGTAGATTGGCATGGATTAAGAGAGGTAAAGCTGGATACATTGTAAACTATTCCCAAATTAAAGATATTTTGGGAAATGTAGATTTAGATTTTAATGGATTACATCCTACAAAAAAGAAATTCGTATTACAATACATAAAAGATGGATTGGTTGAACATCCAATAGTTGTAAAATTTAGTGATACTGATTATGATTTAGTTGCCGGAAACACTCGTTTATCCGGTTTAGTTCGCTACGGACATGACCCAAAATTATGGGTTGTTGATATCTCCGATATTTTTGACAAATAATTTGGTAAATTGGTAAAAAAGTTGTATCTTTATTCCAATGAGAATTATAGAGTCTATTATAGAATTAAACGAATTAAAGAGATTACTGGAAACGGAAGCATCTATTTGGTATCCATTGTGGGTAGATAATGAGAAGCATCCGCAAAACACTCATATATCGTTCCTATTCGTTAGTACCCAATCGGACAAGTACATCATACCACAACAACACACAGACGCTGTATCACTCTCTAATGAGGAAATAGAAGGTGTGTTGAATACTACCGGTGAGAAATGGGTATTTCAAAAGAAAAAGCTACTACAATCTTTTACAAATGTAAGGGAGGGATTGAATGATGTTGATACTGCTTATTTCTTAAAGCATGGCAAAACAATAGATTATTCTCAACCACTACAACACTTAGTAGCTCCCCTTTTACATAGGGGTTACAAAGAGGACATCATTCAATCCATTCCCATTCTTAAACTTGCGGAAGCAATAGAACCACAATTCGTAAAATGTATTCCTCTAAAATATAAAACTTATAATTGGTATAACGATATATTCTTACCAACCCTTTCAGATATTGAACGATATGGGATTCGGGTCGATGGGAAAAAATTTATTGATAGATGGCCTCAAGCTTCCAAACAGCTTTCACGCGATAACTTAGTGTTTACGGAATACAATCCATTTACGGTGACAGGTAGACCATCCAATAGACATGGTGGTGTGAACTATGCCGCCCTAAACAAAACCGATGGTAGTAGAGAATGTTTCGTATCGGATGGGATATTCCTTCAAATGGATTATAACGCATATCACCCCCGTCTGATTGCTAAGTTGATTGGATTCGATGTGCCGGATGGGAATATGCACCAATGGTTAGCTGACCAATATGGTTGTAGTATAGATGAATCGAAGGGGATAACATTCCAATTGTTGTATGGTGGTATCGATGATGAGTTCCGCCAAATACCATACTTCGATAAGGTGGCTGATTACATTGATAACTTATGGATTGAAACACAACGGAATGGATACCTACAAACACCACACCGTCATATTCCATTGGAGTGGATAGAACAACCCAATGCACAAAAGGTATTTAACTATCTTCTACAAGCGGTGGAAACTGAAATGAATGTGGATGTGATGAGAAGGGTATTGGATTATATAGATGGGAGTGGAATCCGCTTTTGCCTTTATACATACGATTCGTTCCTTTTTGATGTTCCGACTGATATAGATAAGGGGATTATTAGAGGATTAAAGGAAATAATTGAAGGAAGTGGGTTTCCTGTTAAGGCTAGTTGGGGATTAGATTACGGAAAATTATAACAATCATATTTATACTATATACAAAAATAGTGCTATAATATGAAAAAAATCAGTATCCTTATCGGTTTCCTACTCCTTTCGTTAATTTCGTTTGGACAAGATGTTAGAATTAAAAACGAAGTATTTGAAGTTCTTTACTCCCAATCATTGGAGCAACCCCTTGTGATTAAGTATCGTTCAACTAATAGACCTACAAATGTGAATAGAGGAGCTATGGATTTCTACAAAGAACCAAATGTTAAAACATCAGATGCTGAAGATTATGCTAAAAATATATACGATAAAGGACATGGGGCACCAGCTGCAACATTCTCTGATAATATGGTAAACCTAAAACAAACATTCTCATACTTAAATTGTATAATGCAAGACCAATACCTTAATAGAGGTGAGTGGAGATTGTTAGAAGAACAAATCCGTAAATGGGATGATACTGAAAATATAACTGTACTAATAAAAACATTCTTTGATACACCTGTAAAAAGAGTACCAACTGGAGCAGCAATTCCATCATACTTACAAAAACATATCTATTTTGAAAAAAGTAACAAATGGAGATGTTTTGTATTTCTAAATCAAAAACCAAAATTTCATTGGGATGAGTTAGAAATGATATGTGAAGATGAAGACCACAAATTTTAATGAATATGAATTTATCTGAATTAATAAACGAAATACTTTCTGAATGGGCATACCGTTGTGATGATGGAATGCCAAACCCAAAGAACCCAATCCACTTAAAGGAGTTGGGTATTGTACTTTCAGAAATGGGACTATCTCACATCAAAGGTCCATTGGTAGAAAACCTATTAACTGAAAAAGGAAAAACTCCGGATGATATAGAAGAAGCTGATAGTAAGCAATTTGCAAATCCAATTCTTAATAAATCAATAAAATATAAAAATGCCAAAGGTGAAGATGCCGATGGTATTGTTGGTAACTTATTAAGATTACCAGCTGAACATCCTGGTAGAGTAGCAGCTGAAAAAATGCTACCAACTGATGGTAGTCCTGAAAGAGATAAAATAAATCAGGATTTGGGAGGTGAGGGACAACCAAAAAAACCAGATGCAGGTAAAGATAAAGGTGGGGAAGACCCAGCCGCAGGTGGTGAAGATAAAGCAAAAGCTGCACAAGCTATGTTTGACCCAAAAGCAGACCCAGCAATGGCTGCCCGAATGGATAAAGAAAAAGAAGTTCAAGCTCAATTAGCAAAAGATGCGGAAGCTGATAAAGAAACTGAAAAGGCACAAGAACCAAAATCAGACACAAACGAATTTAATCCAATAGATAGTAAAGATGTTGCAAAGGAAATGCCACAAGCTGACCCGGAAACATTTGCTGGTGGTTCTGATATTCCAGATGGAGTAGAGCCTGCACAATTAGAAAAATTCAATACGGATATACAAAATGTAGCACAACAAGTAGCTGATGCAAAGGCTAAAGGAGAACCAGCACCAAACATTAACTTATGTGATGTAACTGTGCCAGGTACAAACTTATATTGTGATGATAACTTAGGAATACCAAGAGATGAGATGCCACAATTCAAAGGAAATGCATCGCCGGGTAGTAGAGCAGCTGGAATGGAAGCTGATGCAAGTGGTGAAGTGGATACTGAACCTGTATTTAGAGAAATGCTACAACAAAAAGGTATCAAAACTTTACAAACCGAAGTACCTGCTGATAAATTGAAAGCAACACAAAAAGATTTAGTTGGAGCAAAGGTAGTTGGTATGATGGGAGCTTTAGAGAAAGACCCTAATCATCCAAAGATTACTGCACCAATATATGTGAGTAGAGATGGATATGTAATAGATGGCCATCACCGTTGGGCAGCAATCGTAGCTCATAACGCTGCAAATCCAGATAAACAAATACCAATGAAAACAACGGTATTAGACCAGGATATTAAAGATGCTATCCCAATGGCAAATAAGTTTGCAGAAGATATGGGAATCGCACCTAAAAAAGCAGATGCAAATAAAGAGACACCATCAACACCAACATCAGTAGGTAAGAATGGATTAACTGATAAGGTAAAGAAAAAAATAGAAAATTGGACTAAGGAAGAAAAAGCATTCTTTGAAAAAAATGAAGGTGCTCCCGGTTCTGAAACAAGAAGAAGTTTAGGACAGGCTTTAAAAGATAAAGCAGCTGGAGCTCTAAAAGCAATTAAAAAAGGTGCTAAGCATGAAGTTCACATATTCAAAGATGCTACTAAAGGTGTTAGTAAATTCTTTGCTGGGCAGGATGTAAGTGAGGAAGAAGTAAAGGCAATAAAATCGGTTGGTATAAAAATAGCTACTACCGCAATTTTTGCTGCAGGTATGGGTGGTTTAGCTGCAGGTGCGGCTGGGTTTGCAAAACTCGTTGCTATCGAACTTGTACCACACGTTGTTGCTGAAACTGTTTTATTAGGAGCTGGTAGGGCTGCTGTATTTGCGGATGCTAATGGTGAAGCTGAAGATGATGCAAATATGATTAAGTTTACCGAATTGATTGCAAAGGGAATAGAAGAAATGGAAATCACTCCTGAAATGATGGAGGATATGGTTGACTCATATAACGAAAAGAAAGAAAGTGGTGAAATGGATAATGTTGAAACTCCAATTGAACCTAACGTAAAATCAGAACATTTGCATTTAGTAGATGAGTTGATGTTAGAAATGATTTATGGATTTATTGATGAAGTTAAACCAAAGAACGATGATCCTGATGTAAAATATACTCCAATTGGAAAAAATGGTAAACCGGGTAAACCAACAACTATAAAATATTCATCAGCTATTAAATATGATACAAAACATCCAGCTTATATAGCAGCGATGAAATTAAAAGATAAAGGAAAAAAATCTCAAACAGGAACTACACCATCTGCAAAAAAGTTAGGAGCTGGTGATTTTAGACCAACCGCAGATATACCATCCGAAAAACCTACTAAAAAAGCTAAAGCTGAACCAAAGGATAGTACCGAATCAATTGCAAAACAAAAGCAAGTAACAAAAGAATTGTATGGTAAGGGCGATGGTCCATTATTACAAGGTTCAACCACATCTCAACAAGCTTTAGATAATGGGTATGTTGAAGGTGCTGCTTGGGTAGCTCCGGGTAATGCTGGTTCTAATTTTAACGAAAACATGTCAAATGAAGCAGTTAAAATATTAGAAAAGCATCCTGATTTAGATGAGGAAACATTAGGAAGAATTATATATGAAAGAACAAAGAATACAAAATTAGGATTACAGCAAAAAGATGTATCAATTGGTAGTGAAAATAAAATAGCAATACCAGCTGATATCGAAAATAAAGAAATATACAGAAATTGTGTTGTTGTTGCTAGAAGTGCAAAATCAAAAGCGGATAGAGCAGTTATGGGAGCTGACAGAGCAACTCAAGAAGGTAAGTTTGGTAAAAAAAGAACTAAGCAGGTATTTGGGGGTACAAAAGAAGATTTAGCTAGATGTGAGCAAACAATAAATAAAGCTAACAAAACATTCATATACGATTCAGAAACGGATTCAGTATATGAAATCCCAAAAGATGTAATGTTAGGATGGGTTAAAAGTAGTGGCGGTGGTGAAAACGCAGCAGATACTGCTACACTAACATTAGATGAAAAAGGAAACGTAATATATGATGGATGGTCTGATAAAAAAACATTAAAAGATATTCAAGGTAATTCTACATTAGTAGATGATTATACTAAATCAGAAGAACGTTTGAGTAATTTAGTATCAACTGGTCAAATTGATGAAAAAACAGCTAATAAGGCTAAATTATTGATATTAAAAGATAAGCAAGCTATTAAAGATATTGAGGCAGGGTTGAAAGATATATCAATTCAACAATCTACTTATTTTTTAAGTATGAAACCAAAAGATTTTGATAGACTTGGGGATGATGCAGCTACAACACCAGAAACTAAAAAACACTTTTCTAATTTCAAAAAAAGTGTAGATGATGTTTTAAGTGGTAAGGCTAAAAGTGGAAAGAAAACAAATGCTATCAGAGAAGGTATATTACCTAGAAACACAAATGAATCGGATGAGCAATATTTAGCTAGATTTAATAAATTAGCAGATAAAAAACCAAAATTATCAAATGGTAATTATTTCAAAGTGATGAGTAGTGTTGGTAAAGCTGGAATGTTAAGTGGTGATGATAGAAAAGTAATTGAAAGAACAGCAAACTCTGAAAAGGCGAATTATAAAAAAGATGGGAAGAAGTTGCCTGCTGGGTTGGATACTGATTTAGCATTGAGTGAACTTAGAAAAAAATCACTTGGAATACAAACGGATACATTTAAGAATCTTAATAAATTAACAGGAAAATCTTCAACTGGAAAACCTAAAAAACTGGGTGATTTGTTGGCATTTGATGATGCAAAAGGATTATTACATTTGGATAAAATAGATACACCTAAGAATGACAAAGATTTTACTCAAATATTAAGAAGAAATACACAACTAGCGATGGAAGGTATTGCAGTTTCACCAAAAACAATTAAAGAATGTTTGGGTGTTGCTAATACCAAAGAGTTAGAAGATAGTTTTGAACTTAGTTTTGTAGAAAGATATACATACGATAAAGATAATGTAAGAGTAACTGGTAAAGTTGTATATGTGTATGCAATCAATAAAGATGGTAAAAAGGAAGAAATTGCTCAAAAGGTATATAGACCTAAGCAAGGACCAACTGCACCAACAGCAAACACAGTAACTTGGTCAGCTGGTATGCAAAAATGTTTTGATTCTAAAAAATAGCCCGTTTTTATCCTTCCTTTTGGTTTTTAATATTTATAGATAATAAAAAGAAACAAGAGGAAGAATGAAGACACAGTTACTTTGTACATTTACAACAAAAGAGGAGTTACAAAATACTCTACAACAAATAAGAGAAACTTATCATATAGTTTATAACTATATTTATATATTACAAAATAAATCTAATTTAGAAGAATTATTTGTTACATATAATATAGATACGGCATTTCAACCTGAAGTTCCGTTAGAAAACACAATCCTAATACATAGAAAGAAAGAATCTAATTCACTTTACACTATAAATGCTCTTAACGAATTGGTTAAGGAAGAAAATGGTGGTATATTAGATTCATCATTTGTCATCAATTGGCAGAAGTTTAAGAATTCAATTATCCTAACAAATGCCGAAGGTACTAAGAAAATTCAGACAAGAGTTTTTGAAGTAATTGACTTTGGTGAGGGAAATAAATCCGAGTAATATTTATAATTACTATGGAAGTTAGAGGATATTTCAAACCAGAAGATTCATTTCACACTATTAGTGAATGGGAAGAAATATGCCAAAAGTTTTTAGATTTGCAAAAAAAAGGATTTGATACTAGAGGTGGTAGTATTGATGATAGTCCTGAACTGATAGGTTTAATTAATACATATTTTTCTTTTCAATTATATATAGAAACAGAAAGATATCCACAATTAACACGAAAAATAGTATTAGATTTTATAGAAGATTTTGTAAATCATAAAGTATGGGGATTACGAAAAGAATATAATAAATTTATTACTAATATTGAAAATGATAGAATTGCATTTTTTTATTCAAGAGGAGCAATTGAACCATATATTTTATTAAATGAAAATTTTACAAAAGATACATATGGTAAAACTGATGTTAGTGTAACTACATTACATTGGACTTCCAAAGCAGGGCTGATTAATATCATTGATGGTATTAAAAATGGATATCCTTTTCAAATAGCAACATTTACAACTCAGGCAAAAGAATTTTTTAGACCTGAAAGTAATATTTTAGTAAAACTGAAAGGAAATTTAGTTGCTGCATTCAAATCGGATGCAAAAACATTTGCAACTGATAAAGGACATAGAGCAGCTAATATGTTACGTTTATATTATCCAGATAATGAGAGCAACCTTTGTAGAGATTGGAAAGCTTGTTCTGAAAATAAAACATCATTATGGAATGAAATAGTTATACAACCAACCGAAGTTATAGAATATAAACAAATTAAAAAATACTAATATTATGATACTTAAAAAAGGCGATAACAACGAAAATGTTAAGTTAATGCAACAAAAGCTGGGAATCGAACCAGCCGTAACTAATTTTGGACCTAAAACCGAAGCAGCTGTAAAGGAATGGCAAGCTAAAAATGGTTTAACCGCAGATGGTATAGTAGGACCAGCAACTTGGGCAAAAATTATGGGAGAGGGTACACCTGTTCCTGCGCCACCTGTGCAAACAATAGCACCAGTAGGTGGATTGAAATTGGATAAATTAAGAGGACATATTCCTGATGCAGTAATCGCAATGATTCCTGATACGGCAGCTAAGTTCCAAATTAATACTCCCCTAAGATTAGCACACTTCTTAGCACAATGTGGACATGAGAGTGGTGGATTTAGAGTAACACAAGAAAACCTAAACTATTCAGCTAAAGGATTGGCTGGTATTTTTAAGAAATATTTCCCAACTGAAGCAGCGGCAACTCCTTATGCTAGACAACCACAAAAGATTGCAAATAAAGTATATGCAAATCGTATGGCTAATGGTTCTGAAGCAAGTGGTGATGGCTACAAATTCAGAGGTAGAGGATACATCCAATTAACAGGTAGAGATAACTACACTCAATTCGGTAAAGCAATTGGCGAAGATATAGCATCAAATCCAGATGCAGTTAGTAGCAATTACGCATTGCTGTCAGCAGCTTGGTTCTGGTCTAAGAATGGATTGAACAAATTAGCAGATGGTGGAGCAACTGATACTATTGTAACATCTATTACTAAAAGAGTAAATGGTGGTACAATTGGATTACCGGACAGAATTAAACATTTCAAAGAATACTATCACTTATTAGCGTAAGGATTTGGTAATGTAAATAAAAATTCGTATATTTATAGAATATAACAATATAAAATGGCAAATATTAAATTAAAAGGATTATTAACGGAAGCTGAAGATTTCAAAGCAAGAAGTAAAGAAACTGGAAAGTTGGTACACTTCAAGTCAAAAGATGCATATCAAGCGGCAATCAAAGCTGGTTCTCACGAAGACCCTAAAGATAAAAAAGATGGTCCATCGAAAGCTACAAAACCAAATGATATGTTTGGTGGAGATTATTCAAAAGATAGAGGTGGTGAACCTAAAGTAGATAGTATGGCAACTGTTAAATCAATTGCAGCTAAGACTGGGTTAAGAGCAACTGCGGTAGCGGGATGGGCAGACGAGAATGGTGTTAATTTATCAAACTTATCAGCTGATATTGATTCTAAAAAATTGAAACCAATGGATTTAATGACCGCAATTAGTGGTAATCCTGGTAACAAATACGCTAAAGATATAATCGCAAAGTATTCACAAGGTGGTGGAAGTAAAGCAGAACCACAAACCGAACCTACTTCTAAACCAAAAGAAGCTAGAAAAGGTAATCCTACTGTAAACAAAGAAGCTAAGAAAAAAGCAGAAGAATTTGGAATTACTCCACAAAAGTTGGGTAAAGATGGATATCAAAAAGCAATGTATCAAGCGGCAGTTGAAGCATTAACTGATGCAAACTTCCACGATGAAGCAAGGGAATTGGTATCAAAGATTGAAGGAAAACCTGAATGGGCTAAGAGAGTAAACTACCCATCAATGGATGACCCTAAGTATAAAGAGAAAATGGCAGATATTAGAACTAACGGAGTAGATAGTTCGGAAT